CTGCTGGACTACACGAAACAACTGAAGGTCTACTTATCACCGTTGGAGAAAACGGTGTTATTGAAGCCATCGAAGAGAAAGCTGTTGAAGCTGCACCTGCAGAAGCACCAGTTTCTGAAGAAAATCTTGCTGCTGACGCTGATGCTCTACTAGCTGCAATCGCTGAATTGATTGCTGGTTACAAAGCTGAAGTTGAAGAGGAAGTATCTTCTATCTCTGAAGAAATGAAATCTCTACAAGAGAGATTCAATGCCGTAGCTGGTGAACCTGCTGCAGCACCTGTAAAAAGAAACTTCTCTGACGACGCGAGAGCTACTAAGGAAGTTGCAAATGCACGTTTTGACAGACTTGTGTCTCTACGTAACAAAAAGTAAACAAACCCCTAAAACAAAAACTAACTAAAATGAGTTTCAATGTAACTGGACTATCTGCATACACTCAGGAGAATACTGACCTGATTGCAGAAGCTATCCTAAACACCGAGGTGTTGAAGCACCTTGCGGTACGTACTGGCGTAACTGCAGGTACTACTACTATCAACCTATTCTCAACTGACTTCGCTGACGCTGCGCGTTCTTGTGGTTGGGATGCAACAACTGAATTTGCTTACGACCAACTACCTGTAACTGTAGCTGACCGTCAAATCAAGCAGGAAGTATGTGTTCCTGATTTGAGAGAGTTCTGGTTGTCAGAAAGAATGCAACCAGGAGCTGGTACCGAAGAGGTTCCTTTCGCTGAATTGGTCGCTAACTACTACCTAGGTGGTATCAAAAAGAACATCGAAGATTTCGTTGGTTCTGAGCTTATCACTGCATCTGCAGGTTTCACTGTTCAAGGTGGTACTCCTGCTGCTTTGACTGTGTCAAACGCTATCGAGCAGTTGAACGACCTTTACGATGCTCTAGACGAAAGAGCTAAAATGATGGAAGACGTTATCATCGTTATGTCTCCAGAGAAATACAGAACTGCAGTTCGTGCTCTAGTAGCAGCTGGTACTGTTGGTATGTACCACTACAACTTGGGTGACGGTCAAGGCGATATCTACTTGCCTGGTACTAACGCTAAGTTGGTGAAGAACTCTGGTTTCGCTGGTACTAACACTATCGTTGCTCTTCCTGGTAAATACGCTGTATTCTGCACAGGCTTGATGGACGATATGGACAAGTTCAACATGTTCTACGACCAAGGTCAAGACGTTGTAAAGATGACTGCATTCTACCGTAGAGGTCTTGGAGTTTACTCTCCAGCACAGTGTTCTACTAACGGTCTGTAAATAAACTTTTGAGAGGGTCTTCGGACCCTCTCTACTAAAAAATAACTCAAAGAAATATGTCTTGTTCAAATCTTACAGCAGGTCTACTTGATGGATGTAACGATATCGCCGGTGGTGTTGAAAAACTTTTCATCGCTAACGGTCCTGTAGAAGCTATCACTGCTTCTGCTGGTGTCGTAACTGCTATCACAGTAGGTGGTTCTGCTCTAGTTCCTGCAGACTTTTTCGTATTCGAGTTACCTCGTCAGACCGCATCATTCACTGAAGGAATCACAGTTTCTCAGGAGAATGGTACAGTAGTTTACAACCAAGACTTGACGGTTATCTTCAATCGTCTAGAAGCTGAAAAGCGTAATCAAATCGCTTTGATGGCACAGGCTACCTCAATGGTAGTTGTTATCAAAACTAACGATGGTAAATACCTATCTGTTGGTCTTGAGAAAGGTGCTTTCTTGGGTTCTGCAACCGCAACAACTGGTACTGCTTACGCAGACCGTGCTGGTTACGAACTAACTATCTCTGGCATCGAGCTAACTCCTTCTTACGAAGTAACTTCTACAATCGTAGAATAAGTCTCAATCCTATACTCTTGAAAGGGCCCTATATGGGCCCTTTCTCTTTTACAACAGACTGGAAAACTATATTTCTACTAGAAATACATTCCAAATCACCGAATGACACTATACATTCCTTCAAATACAACCTTTGGACAAGTTTCGTTCAATACACCTAACCTATCGGGTGACTATGACCTCGTTATTCAATCACAATGGGGTAAAGAAGTATGGGTTTGGTCTCTAGTACTCCTAGAAACGAATGATAGATATACTGAGTTCACACTTACTTTCACGAGTGATGAACAAAAAGCACACGTCAATGGCATCTACAACTATCAATTACAACAAGATGGTAATGTTATTGAGAGTGGTTTATTGAAACTTGTTGTAGAAGATGGTGGTTCCTTTGGTACCACAGAATACATCTCGGACAACGATGACCGTGAAGCAACAGTCTACTATAGACCAGAATACTAAACACTCCAGAAGAAATGAGAAACATTCCAGAAAACTTCTATTCACTGAAAGCAGGTAACTTCACTGCTATTGAACTACCAAAAATCAAAGAAGTTCGTGGTAAAGAGTGGATTTACTACGGTGAGGACAATATGTTCCCACAATCGCTTATCGAAATGTACGATAACTCAGCGATGCACCACACTGCAATCGAGGCTATCAAAGATGGTATTTACGGTGAAGGTATCAAACTTATTGGTGATGAATATGTCAACCAAAAAGGAGAAACAGTCAACGAACTATTCGAAAAGATTGGTCTTGACTACTCACTATACAATGGTTACGCACTAAATGTGATTTGGAACAAAGAAGGTTCTGCAATCGCTGAGATGTATCACCTTCCTTTCTCTGACGTTCGTTCAGGAAAGATGACTGAAGACGGAGAAGTTGAACAATACTTCTACTCAGTAGATTGGAAGAACACTAGAAAGTTCATTCCACAACCTTACAGAGCATTTGACCCAACAGATAACAAAGGTGACAATGCATCACAAATCTTTTACGTATTTGGTTACACTCCTGGTAACTATGTTTACCCACTTCCTGCGTATGTTGGTGGTTTGAACGATATCTCAATCGATATCGACATTGCGAAGTTTCACTCAAGTAACCTATCAACGGGTCTTGCACCCTCAATGTTCATTCAGTTCAGAAACGGAGTTCCATCTCCAGAAGAACAACACGACATTTACAGACAAATCGAACAAACATTCGCAGGTGCTGAAAATGCTGGTAGATTCTTCCTTGCATTCTCTGAACCAGGAAAAGAACTACAAGTAGAACCTATTGCTTCTACAAACGATGCATACTACATTCAATTGGAAGAGCGTGTAACTTCACGTATTCTAACTGCACACCGTATCACTTCACCACTTCTATTAGGTATCAAGGATGCTAATGGTTTCTCAAGCAACGCTGACGAGATTGTGGTTGCATACGCACACTTTGAAGGAACAGTTATTGAACCAAAACGCAAGAAAATCCTTGATAACTACGGTTACGTTCTACGTTTGATGGGTTACAATGTAAAGATTGAGGTTCTTCCTTCAACAATCGTAAACATAAACACTATTCAAGATGGCTCAAACAGCACTCCTAGTATCTGAACAACGTTTCAAACAGTGGACCCAGGTTGATGCTAACCTCAAGACTGAGGACATCACACCGTTCATCATTCAATCTCAAGACATCTACATTCAAGATACTCTTGGTACAAAGTTCTACAATCACCTGAAAAATCAAATCATTGCAGGTACTCTATCTAACGATGAGAAGGACTTATTGAATGACTACATTGGTCCATGTTTGATGCAATACGCTCTATACTTGATGCTACCAGGTATCAAATACAAAATCGTTGACAAGGGAGTAGTTTCGGGTTCATCAGAAGAGACATCTACCACTTCGCTTGAAGAACTAAAGTACTTGAGAGAAGGTGCCCTAGACACTGCTCAATTCTACAACAAAAGATTGACCCAATTTTTAGTTGAAAACCCAGGATTGTTCGCATCATACGAAAGTCCAGGTTCAAAGGGTATGTTGCCTAACAGACAAAATCCTTATTCAGCGGGTCTAGTTATTCCAAGACCTTATGGAAGTGGACTAAAAACTAACCTAAACTGTGATTGTTACGATGGTTGCTCGAACTGTGGATATACGAACATCAACTAATATAAAAAAACTTGAATACTACTTCAATGAAAGCGAAAGTAGACGTAATCCTGAACAAGTGGTTGAGCAGAAAGTTACTAGTCTTCGGAATAGCAACAGTGCTAACACTCGCAGGACAAGTAGAAAGTAAAGATTGGGTAGACGTTGCACTGATTTACATTGGTACTGAAGGAGCGATTGATTTCGCAACCAGACTAAGAGGAGTGTTACCTACCAAAAAAGAAGACCCACAAGTATAAGATATGGCAAACCTAAATGATAAACTTATAAGAGAAGCGTACAAAGGTCTGATAAAGACTTCTGATGAAGCTGCTATCTCAAGTACACCTAAGTCACTTCAAGATGGCGAGGGTAACAATCTTCCTGTTTCTGTAGGAACTACTTCGATGGTTTATTCGGGTACACAGGACTTCACTGGTGCAACCGTATTGGGTATCTCTGGTGGAGGCGGTGGTGGAACTAGCGGTACATCTGGAACATCTGGAACATCTGGAGTAAACGGTGCAGCAGGTACATCTGGCTCTAGTGGAACTTCTGGTGGAGGTGGAGCAACATATGACTTGACTTCTGAACAAGATGGTGATGCTATCAATATCAAACTTACAGGTTCTGACGCTTCAGTTGACACTATTCAAATCATTCCTGGAACTAACATCACACTTACAGACTTTGGTGGCAATCAGTTTGCTATCGAAGCTGCAGGTGGAGGCGGTGGAGGTGGAATGGAACCTACACTTTGGACTTCAACCCGTTCTGTAAGACAGGGTTGGACTGGTACAGTAACGGGTAACCAATATCGTGCAAACTTCCAATCTACTTCATACGGTGCTGCCACCTATTCGATGGCTAACAACACGCTTTACGTGTTTCCAATGTCATTCATTCCAGGAGAACTACTAAATGAAATGGCAATTGAAGTAACTACAGCATCTACTGGAACTGGTGAAGTTGACTTTGCAATCTATGCTGCTTCTTACGATGCTGCTGGAAACATCATCGGTGGAGACCTTCTTCAAAACTTTGGTAACATCAATGCAACTACAATAGGTGTCAAAGCGATTGGAGGCATTGGATACACTCTTGGAGCAACTGTAGAGAACACTTACTTCTTAGCAGTATTGAACCGTTCTGGTTCAAACGTAGCAGTTCGTGCAGTCAATACTACTGCTTTCGCAGGTGGATATGGTAACTTTACGTCATTTGGTATCTCAACCCTCTATAGAGGTGGAACATACAACCGTTCAGCAGACACTCTTCCTGCTGACATTTCAACTGGTGCAGGTACCCTTACTTGGTCTATAACCGCAGCATTCCCACTAGTTGGAGTAAGAAGATAAACATTGATGACTATGAATACAATCACAAAAGAAACTTGGAAGAAACTAGAAGATGGAACCATGCAATTGGTATCATCTGAAACATTTGAAGTTGAAGGTCCTTCACCAGAAGAACTAATTGCAGAAAAAGAAGAACAACTTCTTCAAATCTACACAGAACTTCAATCACTAAAAACTGGTCAACAAGACTAAAAAAGATATTTCTATTCAGATGGCGCTAAGTGCAGTACAAAAATACGTTCAGGACCAATCTTCTGGTGCTGTGACTGAACCTACTGGAGGTTCATGGTTAGGTGCGTATGCCCTTTATT